CATGGTTTCGTGTATGAAATCACTGATATTTATAATGGCATGAAATATATCGGTAAGAAGAAATTCTGGTCGAAGGTTACAAAGCCACCGTTGAAAGGCCGCAAGAATAAACGTAGATCTATAAAAGAGTCTGATTGGCAAAGGTATTATGGCTCAAATGCCAAAGTGAAATATCTCTTAGAGGAAGACGGCCGCGGGAGATTTAAGCGGGTCATTTTAAGACTATGCAATTCTCCTGGTGAAATGACTTACTATGAGATGAAAGAACAGATCGATCGAGAAGTTCTGTTTAAGCCTGACGAGTACTATAATGCCTTTATAGGCGGCAAAATACACCGAAATCACGTATTTAAGAAAAAATAGTATTTACATCTAGTGATTATTGTGGTATAATATACTCAGACCACCAAATACAGATTATGATTATTATAGATTACAGCGGCATTGCCATTGCATCCATCTTCTCGCAAGATCGACCAGAAGAAATTGAAGAGGGCCTTATTCGCCACATGGTTCTCAATTCTCTACGGAGATACAACCTCAAGTTCCGAAAAGATTACGGGCAAATGGTAATAGCGTGTGACAGCTCCTCGTGGCGCAAAGAAACATACCCACAGTATAAAGCTAAACGCAAAACTACAAGGGACGAATCTCCTCTAGATTGGAAACACCTCTTCAGTCTTATTAATGGGGTGCGAGACGAGATTAAAGAAAATATGCACTACCCTGTAGTCACTGTAGATCGCGCAGAAGCCGATGATATTATCGCTGAACTGGTTGAATCAACGCAGGATTTCGGCAAAGGAGAACCAGTCATGATTGTGTCATCAGACAAAGATTTCTTTCAGCTTCAGCAATATTCGAACGTTAAGCAATTTAGCCCAATGAAGCGCGACTTCATTAAAGTTGATGATGCTGCTTTTTATAAATTCGACCACGTCTGCCGCGGTGATAGCAGCGATGGTGTTCCTAATGTTCTAAGTGTAGATGAGTCGTTTACAGAAGGTATTCGCCAAAAACCTATGCGTGCTAAAAAGATTCAAGAGTGGTACGCTGCTAAAACCGATTCGCAATTAATGGATATGATGGGACAAGATACGTATCGCAATTATTGCCGCAATAAGTCAGTGATTGATTTTGACTACATTCCTAAAGATATTAAGACAGATATTAATAATAAATATAACCAGCAGACGCACAAAAAGAAAAGTGGAGTGCTAACTTACCTTATCGAAAAACGATGCAATATGCTAATCGATTCAGTAGCAGACTTCTTTCCAACAACCTAATACTATGCAAAAATACATATATGAAATCCTCGAAGAAACTTGTAAACTTGAATCCCGCGAAGAGCGAATAGCCCATCTAAAAGAAAACTCGTTTAAACAAGTAAAGTCTATTCTTCAGCTATGCTACAACGATAAAATCGAATTAGATCTTCCGTATGGGAGGCCTCCATTCGAGGTATGCCCAGAGGGCCGAGAACCATCCCCGCTTAGAAATGCCTTCGAGCCAATTGGCTCATGTGTAAAAGGCAATCAAATCAGCCGAGCTCGGAAAGAGAAAATATTTATTGGAATCCTTGAGCAGCTATGCGAGAAAGACGCGCACATTCTCTGTGCAGCGAAAGATGGAACTGTTACGACACTACAAAACAAAACTTACTCTAAAATAACGAAAAGCCTCGTAGAAGCGTGTTTTCCTGAGATTATGTAGTGTACATTCTGCTTAATTTATGGTAGAATATACCCAGAATGAATATCTTCGCGCTATCTCCAGTTCCAGAAATTGCCGCTAAATGGCATTGCGACAAACACGTTGTAAAGATGATTGTCGAATCGGGACAAATGTTGTCGACAGCCCACCGCATGCTCGATGGCACTGAAACCCGGCGGAGATCAGCATCAGGCAAGACGATGTCAAAATATTGGCAATTAAACGACAAAAGAGAAGATGTTCTTTATAAAGCAGTCCATATGGGCCATCCGTGCACTGTGTGGACAATGCAATCGCATAAAAATTATAAATGGCACTATTTACTATTTGAGAAATTGTGTAAAGAGTACACGTACCGCTATAATAAAATCCATGCAACAGAAACAAAACTCCTAGATTCCTTAAAGGCGTTACCAAAAAACATAACAAAGCGCGCTATGGATGCTTGGCCTTTGGCGATGGGATCTAATCCAGAATGTATGAATTCAGCTGATCCTATCGATTCATACCAAAAATTTTATCAAACTAAACAAACACGTTTTTCCATGGTATGGACAAAACGAAATACACCACATTGGTTCAAATCACTATGACATACGAATACTATTGCGATAAATGCAATGACAAATGGGATGAGTCTCACACCATCGAAGATCGCGATCTTCCTGTAGGGAATGATTGCCCTTGCGCTGAAGGAGGATTTATTAAAAGAGGAGTTTGCGCTCCAGCGATATCTTTCGCAGGAGTTATATCACCTATCCGACGTGCTGGTTCCGGGTGGAACGATGTTCTTAAAGGAATTAAAAAAGCTTCAGGCAAGGAAAACACAATCGATCATTACTAATATGAAAATTAAAACTAAAGAAACTGTCGATGTTGAATACACACTCGACTATCCGCAGCAGTTAAATGTTACTTCGACATTCTTAGAATCCCTTTTAGATTGGGATAGAGAGTACTATATTGAAGATGGGTTAGTCAAAAACACTGTAACATGTTACGGAAGCCACTCATGGAACACTGTTGAAACTGTTCGAAAGGCAACTGCTAATGACGATGTTGCTGATAGACTTTTCAGACTTATTTACAACCGGCAACCACGCCCTGAAAAGAAAGACTAAGAATAATCTAAAATAGCACAATTTAATAATGAATAAGATATTTGAGCATACCAATACTGAATTGGCGTACGAAGAGTTAACAGCTAAGACTGAAAATAGTCTACGCACGTATAGTACACCAGAAGGAAACAAATACCCGTCTGTAACCACAGTTTTAGGTTATCGCGATCGATGGAAGTGGGCTGAATGGCGCAAGAAAATCGGAGAAGAAGCTGCAAATCGTATTTCGCGACACGCATGCACGCGAGGCACTTCAGTGCACAATATAGCTGAACGCTATATCAACAATGAAGCTGATTTTATTCGTACACCTAATGATAAAATGCCACACGTGCAATTCGCGTGGAAAACTCTTAAAAACGTCCTTGACGAAAGAGTTGGTAAAGTGTATATGCAAGAATGTACACTTTATTCAGATGATCTAAAAATCGCTGGTCGAGTTGATTGTATTGCTGAATTTGATGGAGAACCAGCCATCATTGATTTTAAAACTTCTGGAAGAGTAAAAGAAAAAAAGGAAATTAGTTCGTATTTTATGCAAGAATGTGCTTATGCCATTATGTTTAAAGAGCACACCGGGATCGATATTAAAAAACTTATTACTATTATGGTAGTAGACAACGATCCTAAACCAATTATATTTGAGGAGAGCGTTGAGTGCTGGGAAGACAAATTGCGAAAAGAAATTTCCTACTACTACTTTAACAACCGGTAAATATTTATGATTGTACTAACGGACTGTGATGGCGTTCTTCTTTCGTGGGAGCATTCATTCGAATGGTGGATGAAGCGGAAAGGGTATAAACAAAAGAAAATATCTTATTATGTGTGCAAACAGTATGGTATTCCAAAAGAAAAAGCAATTGAACTTACTCAACAGTTTTGTGAATCAGCAGAAATTGCCTTTCTACCTCCGCTAAGAGACGCAATCAAGTATGTTCGTAAATTGCACGAAGAACACGGCGCGGTATTTCATTGCATCACTTCAATTGGAACTGAGCCGTGCGCTGTAAAGCTCCGTGAGATGAATCTCTCCAGATTGTTTGGTGAAGGGGTGTTTGAGCGGATTCTTTGCCTACCTTGCGCAGGAAATAAAAAGGAATCACTTGAAAGATATCGCGATTCAGATTTTGTTTGGGTTGAAGATAAATTGGAAAACGCAAATCTAGGAGCTACTATGGGGCTTAGGTCGTTTTTAATAAACCATCCATATAATGAAATGGGTATTACGCACGATGATGTCACGAGAGTCAATAATTGGAAAGAGATTTACGCGCAGATCGCTGACTAGTATATTTACAAAAATCTTATGAGCAAAAAAGAAGTCATTATAATTATATTAGCTGCACTCATCGTGTTTCTCACTTTAAAAATACTTGGTCTATCTGATAATTTCATTAGAGCATTTGATATCGGACTTTAATAATAAGGGGGTGTAGCTTAACGGTTAAAGCAGTCGACTCATAATCGATTGAGTGTGGGTTCGATTCCCTCCACCCCTACTTAAAGAACATAAATAAACTATATTACTTTAAATGAAAGGCTACAAACAAATCCACCTAATAGCAAGAGATCGAAGTTTTAAATATGAGCCTATAGAAAATATACCAGAATTCTATGACAAAAATGAAGCTCTGAAATATTGGAAGTACAACGAGAAACGTATCATGGATTCTAATTTCTATGGAGATCCCATCGTCATAATTAGAAGAGAAATCCACTCAGTGGTCGAAAAAGAACTTGCATAATAAAGGAAACCCGTTCTTATTTGCTCTAACTCATTGATTCACAACACTTTAGTTTTTAAACTAGTAGGCTTCGCTGTAACTCATTGGTAATCAATGAGTTAATCGTAAAGTGTTGTGAATCAATGAGTTACACAAAAAACGAGCAAAACTAGCTCCTCACCGCAAAAAAAGTTAAAAAAAGTTTAATGCGTAACGTGTTGTGAATCAATGAGTTACGCATTAAACGCGTAAATAGCGAAAATAGTGCTAAAAAGGCTATTTACTTTTCGATGAAAGTAGGGTATTATATAAACATGATCAAGTTAGAAGCTACTAAAGTCCAAGAAGATTTCTTAGACACCATAATCCCAATGAAAATCGAGACTATCGAGATCTTGAGTGTCCATGACACACTTAAGGAAGCTGTTGAAGCAGCCTCGTTAGACCTCTCATCTCCTGGTCCTCCATGGGCTCACATCTCTGCTAGAAAGAGTCCGGTACCCGACCAAGATATTGAGCGTGCGTTTGTGTGCGGAGACGGAACGATCCGTTATATCTTTAAGTGTGATATTACGCTCCTCAACAAGTTTGAGCCGTTCTTCAGCATTGTTAGTAACTCTCCCTTTCAGCTAGTTACGCTCAAAGAGGACGATATGGAAATCATGATTTCTCATCAAAATTGGCCAAAGTGTAAGGCTACCCGAAAGTATGCAGCCAAGCTTAATTTAATCCTCACCTCTGACTAA